AATACTGGTGCTGCTACTGCAACATCGGTTGGTGCCAACACTGTTGGTACTGCTCCTGGTTCATCAAACAATGCTGGTAACTCAACGTACAACTACACGATGGGTCTTCTGCTTGGAACAGGCGAACTGCTTGGTTCGAACAGCACCTACATCTTCCCAGAAATGGGCTTCAGCATCGAAAAGGTTACCGTATCTGCAAAGACACGTGCCCTCAAGGCTGAATATTCGCTTGAACTTGCACAGGATCTGAAGGCAATTCACGGTCTTGATGCTGAAACAGAACTCAGCAACATCCTCTCGGGTGAAATCCTTGCTGAAATCAACCGCGAAGTTGTTCGCTCGATCATCATCACTGCCGAGCGCGGTGCTGCTGACGGTACAACAACTGCTGGTATCTTCGATCTTGATACCGATTCAAACGGCCGTTGGTCAGTTGAAAAGTTTAAGGGTCTTCTGTTCCAGATCGAACGCGAATGCAACCAGATTGCTAAGCAGACACGTCGTGGTAAGGGTAACATCATCATCTGCTCGTCAGATGTTGCTTCAGCTCTTCAGATGGCTGGTGTTCTGGATTATGCTCCAGCGCTTAACAGCAACAACCTAAACGTTGATGATACTGGCAACACCTTCGCTGGTGTTCTCAACGGTCGTATCAAGGTTTATATCGATCCATATGCAGGCACCAACTTCTTGGTTGTTGGCTACAAGGGTTCGAATGCCTTTGATGCAGGTCTGTTCTACTGCCCATACGTTCCGCTTCAGATGGTTCGTGCTGTTGATCCTAACAGCTTCCAGCCAAAGATCGGCTTCAAGACACGTTACGGCATGGCACCGAATCCATTCGCTAAGGGTACAACTGCAGCCGATACGACTGCAACTCTTGAGCAGGATTCGAACAAGTACTATCGTCGCGTTCTTGTTAACAACCTTATGTAATAAGAGTTGGTTAACCAACCACAAACTGAGGGAGGGGGATCGAAAGGTCTCCCTCCTTTTTTTATGTACAATATAAATAAACTGTGTTATAATGATCATATCAGCTTTAAGGTAATACTATAGTGGTTAAGTCAACAAACCCCAATTTCCTATCACCACTCAGTTACAAGTTCGTGTTGGCTCGTACTCCCAATCTGAACTTTAACGTACAGACGGTTCGTCTACCTGGTATGACTCTGTCATCAACAGAGACTGCCACGCCGTTTGTTTCTATTCCTAATTCTGGTAAGATTACATATTCACCACTGACTATAACATTCCGTGTGGCCGAGGATATGACCGACTATCTTGAGATCCATAACTGGATGAAGGGTCTTGGTTCTCCTACTGATTTCACCGGATATGCCAATCTACAAAACAGTTCCGCTGGACTATACTCTGATGCAACTCTTGTCATCAACAATAGTCGCCGACTTGGAAATATCTCGGCAAAGTTTATTCAGTTGTTCCCTATCGATATCTCCGATCTGCAGTTTACTACCATGGACGTTGACGTAAACTATATTGAATGTACAGTAGATTTCCGCTTCCTAAGCTACGAAATAGGTGTACTTAATTCATAATTCGTGATATAAAGGTTATTATGAAGATAGATGATATATACGTACAGTGGGAGCAAGACTCCCACATCGACCGTTCAGAACTCGGTAACGAGGCACTGAATATCCCCAAACTCCATCACAAGTACTTCAAGATCTTTACGAATGAACGTCTAGTTCTTCGTAAGTATGAAGCTGAATTCAAACAACTGAAGCTTGCTAAGAACGAGTTCTTTACCATGGGTCCTACCGAGGCAACTCATGCCAAGGGCTGGAAGCTTCCACCTCAGGGCAAAATCATCCGTTCAGACGTGAATAACTATATAGAGGCGGATCAAGAGGTGATTAATATGTCGTTGCGTATTGGTGTCCAACAAGAAAAGATCGAGCTTCTAGAATCGATCATTAAATCCCTGACAGGCCGCGGCTTCAATATCAAAGCGGCGATTGAATGGGAAAAGTTCAAGGTAGGTATCTGATGTATTTTTATCAAGCACAATGGTGGGATGATGGCAATCAGTTTGGAAAATTGCGACAAACTCGTGAAGAAGCCATTGCCGATCTGGCTGCTATGGGTTGTCCGGTAGACGAACTAGTCGACACTGGTTTACATGTGCCAATGTATGATCCTGGTATGGGATACGGCATTGCAGTCACTAGAGTTTAAGAATGGCAGATGTCCACCTAAAATTTATTAATAGTGTACACATAAAGGTATGTGCAGATCCGTCAACCATTATGGAGTTGTCGGATCAATTAACATTCTACGCCGATAACTATAAGTGGCATCCCAAGTACAAGGCCAGGATGTGGGATGGTAAGATACGGTTAGTGAATAACCTATCTGGTACAGTATATGCCGGCATGGCACAGAGAATCAAGAAGTTCTGTGATGCACGTGGATACACACTGACTTTTGATGATGAACTAGTATATGCCAACGTATCTGAACATGAATTAACTGAATTCATCAAAACTCTAAACATCCCTGAGAAGTATCAGATCCGTGACTATCAGTTCAAGGCAATTATAAAATGTATTAGATCCGGTCGTAGAACACTAGTAAGTCCTACGTCATCTGGTAAGTCTCTCATGATCTACATTGTTATGAGATGGTATCAACAACACAAAGGCCTAATCATCGTTCCTACGATCGGTCTGGTCGGACAGATGGAAAGTGACTTCAGAGATTATGGATACTTGGGTGATGTACACGTTAGTACTGGTGGTCTTAGCAAATCTAATGATATCCCTGCTGAACTTGTCATTACTACTTGGCAGTCGCTCAACAATGGCAAAAACAAAATGCCAAAGCAATGGTACGGCCAATTCGGGTGCGTGTTTGGAGATGAAGCTCACGGATGCAAGGCAACGAGCCTCGTACAAATCCTATCTAGCCTCGAAGCCTGTCGTTACCGCTTCGGCTGCACAGGAACGCTGGATGGACACGCTCTCAACGAAGCAACAATCGAAGGACTCTTCGGCCCACAGTATAGATCGACGACAACCGTCCAGTTGATGGAGGATGGACATGTTTCGAAACTTAAGATCAAGTGCATCATACTGAAGTATCCTGACGATGAAAAGAAACTGTTCCACACGACGGTTAACAAGAAGAAGAAAACCTACCAGGAAGAGATTGACTATCTGGTAAACAATGAGAAACGTAATAAGTTCCTCAAGAATCTGACACTGTCACTCAAGGGAAACAAGCTACTATTCTTCAGGATTATTGACCATGGAAAACTATTACATACCGCCATTAGTTCAGTGTCTGACCATAATGTTTTTTACATTGATGGTAGTGTATCAGGCGTGGACCGGGAAAGTATCCGTCGCGCTATTGAAGATGAGGAGAATGCTGTCCTCATTGCGTCGCTAGGAACCACATCAACCGGTGTGAGTATCAACAAGCTTCACCATATGATTGCTGCATCTCCATCCAAGTCAAAGATCAAGGTACTTCAGTCAATTGGTCGTATGCTACGTATGCATGCAGAGAAGGATGTGGCAATTCTCTATGATATAGTTGACGACCTATCATACAAGTCACAGACTAACTTTACATTGAACCATTTCTTGGAACGGTGTAAGATCTACGATGCTGAGAAGTTCGATTACGAAATTTACAATGTGAGGTTATAATGATTAGAATTTATACTTTGGTTAACGGTGAGCAAATCATTGGTAACCAAGAAAGCACTAGCGGCGGTGTTCATATTCATCACCCGTTCTATGTTATGGAAATACAAGATAAACATAGCATTATACTAATAAATGTGTGTACATTTACCGACCAACAGTATATAGTGGTACAAGATAAGCACATAGTCTTTTCAATTCCAGCCAGTGAAAGCATGACTCGTTACTACGAGGCTTTTGTAGCATCCAGCAAAAATACCGATACAACAAAGATGATCAATGCTGCTATCAAGGATATTGAGAATATGGAAGAGAATATGCAGGAGCTTATCTCTAAAAGACTCGTAGGCGGGTCAACAATCAACTAAGGATATACTATGAACGAGTCAATGCCCAACCCGGCCAAAAAGAAGAAGGCCAATAACTACATCGATAACAAGAAGTTCTACACAGAGATGGTAGTATACCGTCGACTCTATGAAGAATCTCTTGAAGCCGGTGAGAAACGTCCTCTCGTATCTAGGTACATTGGTGAGTGTATCATGCTCATTGCCACACGACTGGCAACTCGGCCAAACTTTGTCGGGTACTCTTATAAGGATGAGATGATCTCTGATGGCATTGAGAACTGTCTAGCATATCTCCATAACTTTAATCCTGAGAAGTCGACTAACCCATTCGCATACTTTACTCAGATTATCTACTACGCTTTCCTTCGTCGTATTCAAAAGGAAAAGAAGCAACTATACATCAAGCATAAGAGCTTTGAGAACAGCATGATCATGAATACGCTGGTCGACATGGCACCTGAAGATCGAACACACTACTCTGCAGCCTTTATAAATGTATCTGAGAAACTTGGTGAATTGGTGGAGAAGTTTGAAGCCAAAAACATACCAGTATCAAAGCCTAAAAAGGGCATAGAAATATTTATCGAAGGTGATGAAAATGAAGCTTAATAATATTCCAGTTTTAATCCAACAACTTGCTGAGAATGCACTGGACTTAAAGACTCCAGAACACATCCGCTACAATTATATGATTTCATTAGAAAATATTCGTGCGTATTGTGATAAGACGCTGCGTGAATACAATGATAAGAGTAAGGCTGGTCGTTAATGAAAATTGCTTTAATCACGGATACCCACTGGGGTGCACGTGGGGATAGTCCTGCGTTTGCAGAGTATTTTAATCGGTTCTACTATGATCACTTTTTTCCATATCTTGCAGACAACGGTATCACCAACATCTTCCATCTTGGTGATATTGTAGATCGTCGTAAGTATATCAACTTTGTCACTGCTCGACACCTACGTAAGTTCGTACAGCATTGTGACTCATCAGGAATTAGACTCGATGTAATCATCGGGAACCATGACACCTCGTTCAAGAATACGAATGAGGTAAACTCAATGAAGGAGCTCTTTGAGCATTCAACCTATGATATCAACTACTATGATAGCCCAACTGTTGTTAATCTCGGTGGTACCGATATCGGTGTACTTCCTTGGGTATGTTCTGGAAACTATGATGAGAGCATGGAGTTCCTACAAAATACCCCCGCACAAATCCTTTTTGGCCACCTCGAAATCGCCGGTTTCGAGATGTATAAAGGTGCAGTAAATGACCACGGATTCGAATCTAAAATTTTTGATAAATTTGATCTCGTGTGTTCTGGCCATTTTCATCATAAATCTACTCGTGGTAATATCAATTATCTGGGAGCTCCTTATGAAATGTCTTGGTCTGATTATAATGACAGTCGGGGATTTCATATATTTGATACGGAAACGAGGGAACTGACATATATTCAGAACCCACTGAAGATGTTCAATAAGATCCACTATCATGACCAGGATAAGACTCTGGATGAACTGATGAATGTCGACTGGGATTATTACAAGGGGTCATATGTCAAACTGATCGTCCACACCAAGACCAATCCTTACTGGTTCGATATGTTCGTTGACAAGATCGAGAAGGCTGGTGTGCTGGATCTGCAGGTCGTGGATGATAACCTGAACCTTCAGATGGAGGACGATGGCGATATTGTCAACGAGGCCGAGGATACACTGACAGTGCTTAACAAGGTGGTTGACCAGGTCGATTCACGAGTCGACAAAAAAGTGTTGTACAATTTCCTCAGTTCACTGTATAATGAAGCTTTGAGTGTGGAGTAATCATGATTCTATTTAAAACTGTTCGTTGGCAGAACATGCTGTCGACCGGCAACCAGTTCACAGAGGTGGCACTGGATCGTAGTAAGTCAACATTGATCGTCGGGGAAAACGGGGCTGGTAAGTCTACGATCCTCGACGCACTGTCGTTTGCTTTGTACGGTAAGCCGTTCCGTAACATCAATAAGCCACAACTCGTCAATTCTATGACACAGAAGAATTTAGTTGTAGAATGCGAGTTTATGGTGGGATCTAAGCATTTTTGTGTTAAACGCGGCATTAAACCTCAAATCTTCGAAATCTATCAAAATGGTGAAATGATAAATCAAAATTCATCCGCCAGGGATTATCAAGAGTATCTTGAGAAGAGTATTTTGAAATTAAGTTTCAAGAGTTTTGGCCAAATTGTCATTCTCGGCAGTGCAAATTACTTGCCGTTCATGCAATTGCCTGCACATGCTCGCCGTGAGGTCATTGAGGATCTTCTGGATATCCAGATCTTTACTACGATGAACAACCTCCTCAAGGAGAAGATCACTACTAATAAGTCAGCAATCAC